TTGAAGCGGCGTGGCGAGAAGTTCCAGCGCAGAGTCAACGCCGTTCTTGTTCTCCAGCATGATGTACATGTTGCCCTTTGCGCCGAGGGTCTTGTAGGTTGTACCGGCGGCGACAGCAGTCTCGGGCGCGATGATCTCGCACTCACAAACAACCATCTTGAAACCCTTCGCGCTCTGACGGGCCTCGGTCTTGTGGACGAGAACCTTATACACGTTGGCGGGGATGAATCCGAGCTTGACTTCAGTACCTTTTTTCATTTTATGTTTTGTTTATTTGTTTGTTATTCTGCGACCGACAAATGGGAGGAGCTTTTCGTAGGCCAGTTTTTAGGCTCTGTGTTCTTTGATGTGTTCAATAGCCGCATCAATCATCTTGTCTGATGAATACTGGAAGTCATACTCTCGTGCTAACTTAGTTGAGTTAGGGATAAGACCTTCGTAGTTATTGACTTCGAAGTTATAGACATAACCATTAAGTTTGCCCTCAGAGTTCTGCTTGATTTTGATAACCAATCGGATCTCGGCTTCTTGTTCGGGATATAGTTTGGGTTCAGTTTGTTCGCTCATAATTTTTAGGTTTAAGGTTTAGCCAATTCAACTGCAATCTTATTCAATGCCTTGACAACACAATTCTCCATCGGATTCGGAAGACCCCAGAAGATAGGAGTCTTTGCTGTGGTAACGCCATCGGTCTGCGTGGCGAAGTAGTAGTTGATCGTGTCGCTGCCTTTGTCTTTCTTTGCATACACGGACCACACCGCGAGGCACTCAGACTCAATGCCTTTGTTTGCCCACTCTTTACCTTGGACATACAAGCGGCGCCGAGTTGTCATGCTGCCGTCGAGACCTTGGATGGGAACAATTTCCTCTAACCCCGTAATGATGACGGTCTTATCTAGGGATTTAAGATTCGTACACAACGACTGAATGCCGTCGTTGTAGTTCTTCCAGATATCAAAGCCCTTATAGATCTGCTCGCACTTGACCTGCAGTTGGTCGATGGCCGCAGTGATTGAGTCGATGACGACCAAGTCTTTCGTCGTGTCTTTCTTGATCTTATTCAACTCCAATGTCAGCTTATCATAGCTGTCGATAGGCACGACGAGCTTCTCATCGCGCACGCGAAACGGCATACCCTTTCGTTCTGCGTCGAGGATGATTGTTCTGGTTGGGTCTACATTGCGGAATGAGGTAGACTTACCTGCGCCGCTTGGGCCGACAAGAGCGATGAGGGTCTTGGGCCATTGTAGTTTTGGTGGTTGTTGGGATGTTGTTTCCATTTTATTTAAGCTTGGTTACATTACCAAGAAAGTGGTTCGTACTTCACGATGTCGCACTCAGAGAGAAAGAGTTCGACTTGCGTAGAGTTATCTGCAAAGCAGAGACGTTTGAACGGGCAAGAAGGGCAGCTATTGGTTAGCTTGCCACTAGGCGGAGGAAGCTTGTCGTGGGCCATAGCGTTGTTGATATGCTTGGAAAAGAGTTCGATTCTCTCTTTAAGCTCCTTGCCGAATTCTTCTAGTTGCTCCGCAGAGAAACTCCAATCGGGGCCGGTGCGCCATGCCGGAGCGGGCAGAGATATCTGGACGACCAGCGTGCGAATCACCATGCGACGATACCATGCAGCGTTGGCGTAGTTGATCTCGTCTTTGAAGATTTCATACGCAAAGCGCTGGAAGATATAGTAGTAGAAAGAGAACTGCGTGTCGCCTTCGTAGCCCGCGACCGCATCTTTGAATGCGTACTTGCGCGTGGTCTTATAGTCGGTGATCTGAAGAATGCCCGCTGGTGTTATAGAGAGAAGATCAACAGTTCCGACATAGGCAAACGCAGGATGCTCTACGATTGGGAAGTTGAAGTGAAACTCAGCCCCGCGATTGTCGCCAAATTTTAGGGGCGTTGGGAGTTGCTGCAAGGGCGCGACAGTGAGAGCTTTCTTGATCTGATCTTGATCCTTGTTTGGCAGGTTCTTATCCTTTGCGGATTTGAACGCATCGAGACAAGCTTCTTGCCACTTCTCTCCGCTGCGGTCGAAGGCAATGGTCTCTGCGAACTTATGAATGATCTTGCCCACGGTCAGAGCAGTGATGTCTTCCTTTGGTTTGAGGCCGAGGAAGACTGTAAGAAACCAGCGGCGCGGACAGGCTGAGATCTTTAGGCCGCTGGCGTTAATGGGAATGACTGCGGGAATGCCTTCATGAGGGAGGTCTTTGTAGGTTAGGTTCATATTGTTTATTAAGGGAAAAAGAAAAGCTACCCAGCACGCCGTCCTAGGAGAACCTTTTAACTCCTATGCAAGAACAGCTTGCACGTGCTGGGTAGCTAAAGATTATTTTTTATATTTGAAGGTAAAGCCCCGGCACTTTTGGCCGCGATAGATTTGCTGAGACACGGCGGCAAGATTTACTTTGAGTTCTCTGGCCGCCGCTGTGGCTGAAGGATATTCTTTACCTGTCTCAATACAAATCACTGGCCTGCCGGGATGTCCTATGCGTTTTTTCTTCGCAGCTTTCACTTCTTAAACTTAAAGTTTTGAGTTTGATTGATGATAGCTTGAACGTCTATGCCTTTAAGTAAGGGATCGTTAAGGAGGGAAGCGAGATCGGTGCCGCTTGGTCGAGTGTGTGGAAAGTGCTTGAGAAGAAAGCGTTCGAGTTCTTTGTCTGTCATCTCTTCGACGGGTTTAGGTAGGCCCAGTAAGAGATCGAGTTCGTTGAGGCTGGGGTTGCTCATGGTATTGTGATAGAACAAAGCTTGCGTGGAAAGCCGACGCGAGCTGCTTGTGCGTCTCGCTCTGCTTGCTCAGGGCTAGTGGCTAGTGCTAAACTTGCCCAATCTCCAGAGCCATCTCGGTTTTGTTTATAGACATAGAAGTAATATGTCTTAGGTTCTGGTGGTGGATCTGGAAGAACACAGCCAAGTATAATTTTCATAGAACAACACAACAAAGCTTAGTGCGAATGATTGCCTTATCGGTTATGCTCTCGGCAGCTTTCTCTGGCGTGTCATAGAGCATGGTCGAGAACCATGAACCATGCATGCTGTATTTGTAGCAGTAGAAGTAATGCTCCTTTGGAACATTGGCTTCTTCTCTGGCTGATGCGTATGTTACTCCTTTGTCTGTCGTGTTGTTCATATCATTGGCTGTTTCTGAATTCTGTATATAGGTTTGTAAAGCGGTCCGCTCGTTGTTTGATAGAATCGGGGAGTCTATCAAAGTTGTAATCTCGTCGTGAGAAAGCTTCAAGTCCGATATTCCATGCGGCGTAAACATCCCTTGGCTGTGGGTTATTAACGCGCTGGGCAAGGCAGAGTCTGAGTTCAAGCCAGCATAGATGCGCTTTAGCACAGCGCCTCGCTTTGTCTGGAATATGGCGGCCATCTTTTTCATCAGGGAAGTGTTGCTTCCAGACGCTGCGCTTGAGTTGGTATCGGGAGATTTCACCGTGGCGGCCTTTCGCTTTATCGTTGTCGTTAGATTCGATTTGAGATAGCGCCCTAAGCTTGGCGTCGAAGTCTTGCTGCAGTGCGATTAGGGTTGTCTCTGCTGTGAAGAAAGTTAAGGAGAGCATGAGAGCTTTCATGTTAAGAGGGCCAGAAGTATGGTAGGTTGTCGGGAATGTTTGGGAAGTGTGGCTTGTAATAGTCTGCCTTCTTCCGTATGAGATTACTTTGGTGGGTCTTATGTAGATAAGAGCCGAGCCAATGTGGTTGAATGATATAGGGATATGTTAGAAGTTCTTTCTCAAAGTGAGGCAAGAGATTATCAACATAGCCCCGGCGCCGTGCTTCTTGGCAGATTTTAATTGAGTACAAACAAAGCCATGCTTGATAAGGCTTGACCATCTTGACGGCGGGATGACTGGCCCAGCCCTTTGACTTACCTTGCAGGGTGTTGAGGATTTGATAAGACTCGACGCGTTGTTTCATTAGGCGTTGGGTATCTAAGACCCTCGCGGTTTGATCTATGTCTGGGTATGGGAGGAAGATTTGCATTGTTGTGGTTGTGTTTTACTTATCACTCCAGACCTTTCAACATCTCCTCACTCATCTTCATAATGATAAGCTCGTTCGGAGTGGTCTCGATGATGAGTGTGTTGTCTTGAAGGGCAAGCTGCCGTGCGTATTTCTCTGCGCTGTTGGTGTAGTTTTGCCAGCTTGCTTGTGATCCTATCTCGCCGGTGTTGATGAACTCTAAGAGTTCTTCGCGGAAGACATCTTCGTTGAAAGCGAAAGGATCTTCGTCGGTGCCGCCGAGCAGAGGAGTCATTGCGTCGAGGATATTATCCACAGGCTCGACGAGTTCGATGATGAGGTTGACTTTGCGCACAGAGATCTGGACTTTCTCGGCGAGCTCTGACACGAGAGGCATGTCGTCGGGGTCGATCTGACCTTTGAGCACGTCGATCCCTTTGTCTACGATAAAGGCTTTGCCTTGTGATAGGCGAGCGCGGACAGTCTGGGGTTGTTGGCGTAGAGTAAGGGTGTTGATCGTCGCTTTTTTGCTGGGGATTTTGCTGAGCTTAATCACCATCTGCGCGAACTGCAGGGCGTGCTTGATGTCATAGTATGGCCAGCCTTGCTTGCGCTCGGTTTTATTTAGGAGATTCTCTGCTTGTTTGAGAAGCTCTGTTGGGTTGTGTTGGGGTTGTGGATTTGTGGGGTTGAATATGTTCATTGTTTTATTTCCTTCCTCTTGAGATACTCCACCACTGCTTCATCTGCAACATACTGTAATTTATAACCCATCTTGATGGCGTATGCTTTTAGTTTCTTATGTGTGTCATCACTCACGACAAACACTTTAGATGTCGGTCTCTTAATCTTGCCGTTCATATTCAGGTAGTTCTAGTTCACCTAGTTCACGTTTGAGCAGGAGATTTCTCAACGCCCTTACATTTCCAAAGGAGAATGTCTCGTCGCCGAAGTGTTCTCTCTCGCCGAGCGGTGTCCAGTTTTCTTCTTCTATGATAGCTGATGCGACACAGCGGATTTCCTGCAAGCCTCTTTGTTGTAGGCTGAATGTCTTTAGACCGAGTTCATTGATACGGAAGTATAGATCCTCTCGAAAGGTTCCTTCCTTTACCATCTTTAGCAAGTCACGATTAGTGGCAAACACAAAGCGACATTGAATAGGCACAGGATCGACAGCGCCGACGGGCAAGACGGTCTTGTCTTGTAAGACACGAAGGAGCTTTGCTTGATGCGACAAAGGCAACTCGCCTATCTCATCGAGGAAAGCAGTGCCCTTGCCGACTGCCCGAAGGAAGCCTACATCTCCCCTACTCTTTGCACCGGTAAAGGCACCGGGCATGTAGCCAAAGAGTTCGCTTTGAAATAGGGTATCCGTGAGACCGGCCATGTTCATAGCCTTTAGAGGCTTTCGTTTGTGGGCAAGGATGCGAGCGATCAACTCCTTGCCTGTGCCACTTGGCCCTTCGATCAGGACGTTGTAGCGTTGAAGACTTTCTTCGGCGTAGGTTATTGCGGCCGTGAGCATTCGCTTGGTCGCTGGGTCTTGCGTCGCGTAGGATGATGCGACGTTGTGGATTGAGTTCTCTTTGAGAGAGTCGCCTGTGATCTTGAGGACATCCTTTCGGATGTTATCGAGAAAGCTATCTGCGGCTGCGGTGTTGAGGACGTTTGCGTGGATGTTCATGGTTGTTTAGATTTATTTTTTCTCTTAGTATAGATAGTGGGCGGCGGATCTTTAAGCTTATAAGCCATGATAGCCTTGCGAGCGGCGGCCATCTCTTTCATGTTTAGATATTCTTCGTCGACAGATCCGACCTTATGCTTTGGCTTATAGCTATCGCCGCGCTGGTGATAGGTGCTCATTTGTTTTCTAGTTTATGTAGCTTACACTCTAGCTGAAAGATTTTATTGTGTAGAATGTTGACGAGATTCATTAGCTCATTGATCTTCTTCTCATAGTATTCTCTATGACGTGGCTCGCGTTTGATGTTTGAGATAGTGCCCCGCGAGACTCCGAAGTGGTCGCCGACTTGTTGCTGTGTGAGCTTGGGGTTAGCGATGATATACTCACGAATCCTTAGCCTCTCGGCGGGCGTGAGATAGTAGTTCTTGCGAGCGAGGTGTGTTGATTTTCTTTCTTTCATTTTTTGTTAATCCTTTCCGGCAGGTGGTTGATACTTCAATGCTTCTTGTCTTTTGATTTCTTTTAGATATGCGTCGAACTTATCTGATAGCGCTTTGATCTTTGCGTGCAAGCGATCGAGTTCCCAACGCTGGCATTCGTCAGATTGCAGGAATTTTGTTTTCTTCTCATTACACCATCGTGATCCACAGTCCCATTGTTCGTGACCATATTGGTTTATGAATTCAATCTGACCACAGCCCGGACATTTAGGGCCGTTTGTTTTTGTCCATGTATAGCCTAGGCTCATTTGTTAATTGTTAGGAGTTTCTTCAGAGTCATCATCATCATCGTCTTCATCCGTCTCGATCACGCCTGTCGACTCAGCGGCGGCGAGATCTTCGTCGGTTAGCTTGATCGCTACTGCTTTATCTCGCAGGGCTTTCTCTAATTCCCCGGCGAGATCTACATTGGAGGAGCCGATAGCGTCAACGCTCTTGAGCTTCCTCGCCAGCTTAGGTGCCATGTGGTCGCTGAGGATTGTGCCTTCTGGGACATAGATTTCTTGAAGGGTATCTGTCAGTGTGGTAATGCGGACACAACGACCAAGAGCTTGTGCAAATTCCTCAGCCCAGTAAGTCATCGTGCTCATCACACTGCGCGGTCGAGTGTGAGTATAGCGATGATCGAGAGAGATGCCAGTGCCGCCGGAGGAGAGAGTATAGATACAGAACTCAGTCGCTCCGTTGAGAAAGTCTTGCACGTTCTCATGTCGTTCCTTCTGATTCTGATTGTGGAGTTTCATCTCACGGAGCTTCTCATTCCGCGCGGCGAATGCATCCTTCGTCATCTCTCGGAAGATACGTTCGGAGGTGTACTTGATGCCTTTGTGAAAGGCTCGGAACTCTTCTTTCGTGATGCCGATGTCTTCGGCCTTAGGCTTACGGGCTTCGTCGGGATTGTCGAGAATCCACATGCCCATCTTCGCGGCGATCTCTGCGGCTTTTGTTTCGGGAAGTAAGTCTTCGAGTTTGATCTCTCTGTTGCCGCCCCAGATTAGAGAGATCTTTTCCTTGGTGAGATTCTTACTGCGAAAGTATTCACTATCACAGAGCTTCATCACTAGTTCTTTGAGAGTCTCTGTAAAGCGGATCGCAATGACGGGTGCATAGCCCTGTCGATGGGCCTCGATTGCATCAGCAACCCATGTGTCTACAGTTGCAAGCTCGGCCGCTCGGGCCATGACCATGAAGGCAACCATGACTTGACCTTGTGGATCTATAGATCGGCCGGTGCGCTCAAGGGCTTCAAGATAATTCTTCATGGCGTTCTTGAGCATCGCCTTGTTAATGGGATCTGTGATCTCAAAGAGCTTGACTTTGTTCAGGGCCTTGACCTTTTGAGGATCGCCCGGCGGCTTGACGAAGCGATCCCCAATCGCAGCGCCCCATCGCTCAAGGGCTGCAGCGTTAGCTTGACGAGGATCTGCACCGAGTGTAAGAGTGCGTGCAAATTCTGGGAATGTCTCTCGCGTGATAGGTCTTGCTCCGTAGTTAAGACGCATGGCAAGAGTCATGAACATTGTATCCCAGACTGTCACCGCTGGGGTCGCTGAGGTGAAGACCCAATTGATCTCTGGGAATTGAAGGAATGCTTCGAGATATTTAGTGCGCTTGCTCTTCTCCTTCTTGATCTCTTGACACTCGTCGAGAATGATAAGCTTCGGCGCTGCGATAGCGGGAAGGTTGAAGCGGATGACTTTGTTTTGTTGGCCAAAAACTTCTACGACTTCCTCGCGGAAGAAGTTACGGTTCTTTGCAGAGAACACTTCGTTGTAGGACCACACATCTACGGCCAGCCCGACAGATTCGAGACCAAGTTTCTTGAGAGTCTCTCTGAAGTCCAAGACTACAGACTTCTTTGTGATGATTAGGATCGGCGGGAAGAGACCAAGAAAGTTACAGAACTTTCCGGGGTCATGCTTCTGTAGCCACAGTGCGAGACCCGCTGCGATCCAGCTCTTGCCTTTGCCTGTGCCCAGTGGGACAAGAGAGCCGCTGAGGTTCTTGTTGTAGAGGACATCGAGCAATGCGCCGATTGCTTTCTTCTGCTGGGGCTTGAAGTCGAGGCCATTTGGGAGTTTAATATCTACGGCGGTATAGGTACGTTTCTCTCGAAGGGCTAGTTCTTCCGCGAGACGCAAGGCTTCCTTTTGTTGACGCGATGGGGCAGCGTTGACCCAGCTTTGGAGAAAGCCTAGCAAAGTGGGATAGTCTAGCTTGCTTGTGGGAATTGTGGCGAGAGATAGTTCTTTCTGAAGAAGCTCCCAGCCAAAGGGCTCTCGTTTGTATAGATCACACAGCTTCTTAGCTTGCGCTCGGGCGGTCGTGAGGGCTGTCTGTTGAAGGCGTTCTTCTTTGGATGCTGTTGGTTGTATTGTAGACGGCGGAGCTTTCGTAACTCCTGCTGGCGTAGCGAAGATGTTCATTTTGTTATAGTAGTTTAGAGAAGCTTAGAGAAGCTTAGAGATCACTTCTTCAGCGTCCTTGAATCCATAGGCTTGAGGCGTTCGAGAGATGAGAGATACATATTCAGAAAAGACAATAGTCTCAGCGAGCGGTTTGTCAAGTTGTGTATAGGCTCTGTTGATTGCGTCGCGTTGATTAAGAAGGGGCGTTAGCTTTTTCTGCACAGCGAGCATCTTATCCTCCAGCTGTTGGCGGATCAAGACGTTCTTCTCTGTAGCTTTCTCTACTTTGTTCTTCAGACGCTGTGCTTCTTTGATTGTTTTCTTCTGTAGGTTTTTGTTCATCTTGTGGTTGATTGAGTGTTTCTAAAATGCCGCGAGTGTCTACGATCTTGAGGACTTCTTCGATTGGGAAATAGCAGTTGATGTTGTTGAATGCGCCTTTGAGTGCATCGTTTAGCTGTCTTGATTTGTTGAGATAAATCTCCTCGCCTTGTGAGGTGATGGCGACTGCGACTTCTGTTGCTTTCTGTCTGTTGAATAGCTTAGCTCTTGAGAGAGCATCACTGATCATTTCAACGCGGAGTTCTTCTGCTTTCTTGCGGATGTATGATACGTCAGAGGCAAGGTGGTTTGCACGAAGGATTCTTCGTCGTTCGTCCGAGAGGTTCCATTCTGTGCTGTCCCAGATAACGGAATAGTCAAGTCCGTCTTCGTTGATTCTCTGAATATGGAGATGCTCACTTGCGCTGTGAGCTTTGACCCACTCGGCTGTTTCATTTGTAGCAACAATCGCATGGGCAAGATTATTCCCTGGAGTTCTGCGGATGAAGTGTGAACGCTCTGCATCGACATGACAAGAACACGCTGGGAAGAGCAAGCCCCAGAGTTCTTGGGCTGTGATTTTTTCTTGGTTGTTTTCATTTTGTGGTAGCATAGACTTTACGGAGATGTGAAGGTTGAATGCCTAGTTCGGCTCTGTATTTAGCGATTGTCCTTCTGGCGATAGAGTTCTTGAGAAGGGCTACGATATCTTCGTCACTCAAGGGCCTGCTCTTGTCTTCTTTCGCAATGATCTCTGCGATCTGATTCTTTATTGATAGGTTACTTTGCATTGTGTTTTGTTCATGGTTTACGATTGCTCCGGTGAAGAAAAAGCGTAGTTCATATGTCCCGCGCGGGGTTGAGATGTATTTATTACATACGGCGCGCGAGACGGTCGTCTCATGGATCTCACACTCGGCTGCGATCTGCGCCATCGTGAGCGGCTTGAGATCATGGATATTGCCGGAGAGGAAGAACTCAGATTGATAATCTACAATAGCACGAGAGACATTGGCTAGTGTAGATTGCCTGTGCATGATTGAGCGGATCAGAAACTTACCGGCCTTAACTTTATCTCGGATGTATTCTCTCTCTTGTGGAGGAAGCTTGTGGAGAAAGCTCAGAACATGATCATTGATCTTGAAGACAGGAAGCTTTTCGTTTGGGATATCAATCCTGCCATCGGGAAGGAGAAAGATCTCTGCGTCTTTGGGGATATTTAGGGAAGAAGAAAACTCTGCGGCGGGATTGTGATTTAAGGTGCGGAGTTTTGTATAGAGGCTTTCGATCTCCGTGAAAGTGACGTTATATTTCTTTGCGAGAATTGGGATTTGGCGTCGGGTAAAGAGGTCTTCGTCTTGTTGGAGGATTTTGTGGGCGAGAGAAGAAGAATCTAATTGCAAACACAAGCAATCTGCAAGTCCAAGTGCACCTAAGCCGCGTGGTTCGAGAGTACGGATAAAACGAAGAGCTATTCTTTGCTTGTCGCTTAACAAGTCGGGATCCAAAGGGAAGAATCCCTTGTCGTCCAAGAGGGCTATCACAGATATATCATGTCCGGCGATAGAGAGTTCTCTTGTGAGATAATCTTCTAGTGTTTCTGCGCGAGAAGGATTATTCTCTAGTGGATTTATCGCAGTGGTCGCTGGCGCATACTCTATCGGCGAAGTCCACTGCATATCTGCAGGCGGCTCTGCTTTGTCGTTTGCGAAGAGGATTTCTTCTTCTGGAGTCTCTCGATCCATGAGTTCAACGCATGGATTATCGCAGAAGAAACTTTCCATGAGGGATTGAAGCTCGCTGATGGGAGCTTGAAGAAGTGCGAGACTTTGTTGAAGCTGTGGGCTCAGAATAAGACTCTGAGTCTGCTGTGCGGAGATAGAGATTTTCATCTTGGATAAAAGTGGTTGTTTGTTTATCCCGTAAAGCGAATAGAGCTTTAGCTGTGCCAATTATTGGCATGTGTGAATAGTTAGCACAGCTAAAACGCTAAAGAAAAAGCCTCTGTGAGATTGCTCCCACAGAGGCTTTGTGATTTAGTATTGATTACTTCTACTCGATCACTTGATCGAGAGATTCTTGAGATAGTCCGTCATATCAGACAGTCTTCTTCTTCGCCTCGCGCTTGGCTTTCGCGCTGGCCAGCTCGTTGGCCTTGGCGAGAAGCTGAGCGAGAGAGCCAATCAGATTGCTCTGCTTGGCAATGGCGGCATCCTTGTCGCTCACGCCCAGCGACCGGGCAGTGTCGTCGTTCCACTCTCCAGCGAGGGCGAACACCAAAGAACCGATCTCGCTCTTGATGCCGTCGATCTTCTTGAGGACGCTCTTCTCGGTCTCGCGGTCGGCGCTCACGCCGTATATGAAGGACGCAAAAAAGTCCGGCGTGTTGCCTTTGCTGAGATAGGCTTCAGAAGCTTCCTCAGCGACGTCCAGCAAGTGCTCCTTAACGAGATCGCTCAGAGCGTTGGAGATCCGCTTGGTCTCGGTCACGGAGCCGTCTTCGTTCTTGACCTTCGTCACGTGCTCGGTCGGAATCTCAGCAAGAGCCTCGCCGCGCTTGATGTAGTATTGGAGATCAGAGACAGACAAGATCGGGGCTTGAAAACTCACGGTGCGCTCAGGCGATTTGGCAGTCTTACGGACATGACGCTCGTGCGTGGCGAACTGAGGATTGCCGTCGGTGTCGCTCGTGAAAACCGATCCGGCAAAGGACGCGACGAGTTCGAGGTTCTTAGTGCTCATATTTACTTGTGTTTCTTTTTTGTTGGTTTGTTTTTATTGGGATGTTTTCGGTTTTACGTTGAACCGCTAACATTATCGCACAGTCACCAACGGGACCGGCAAATCGAATAAAGCTTCTTGTTTGCCAAGTTATTTCTGACAAAAGAAAAAGCTCCATAAAAAGAAGCCCTCCTTGAAGGGCTTGTGTTTTATGGAGACTTTTTAATTGCCGCCTAGGATTTGACCTATCTCCTCTTGTGTTAAATTAAAATCTACAAAGAGAAGATTCTCTGCAAATAGTTTCTGCATGTAGGTATGAATGTCTAGCGTATAAGATACAGGCGCGAGACAATAAGAGTAGAAACCTCGAATGTGTGATGGGATTATGATTATCATGTTTTTATGCATCTTTGATTGTTATGAGTGTTGTGCCTTGTTGGAAAGATTTACCGTTTGTACCTTTTGCAGAACGATGTGTGACTCTTTTATGGACCTTAAACGCATCAGGGTGCATTGGTTGAACACTTCCTCCGGTCTTGTGACCGAAGTTGAGTGCGCCTTTATAGGTCCATTGAGGAGCGCATTTGATACATCTGTCAAAACCGAGAGACTTTCTGTCTTGAGGGATTACTTCAAGACAGCGGAGACATCTATTTGTCATAGTGTTTCTTCTTTTCCTAAGTCCCAACCAGCGTCGTTATCTGGTTCAGGATCTTCATAATAACGATCAGGCATTTCGTCGGAGAACTCCTCGAAAGCCCATCGCTTGTGACAAGGTTCACAGACTGCACTTCTTGCACGAGGCTGCATCAAGATGCCACAACGCGCACAAGAATAACGCTCAACGCCATTCTCGTCTACAATAGGACAACCGCCCGGCTCGTGGCCGCAGCATGGATAATCTTCACAGGGCATATGTTTTATGTTTTAGGTTTAGGTTTAGAACAAAAAAGAGCTTGTAGTTATTCACTACAAGCTCAATCAAGGCAACGTGCTTTGCACGTTGAAGTTTAGTTGGGAAGGACAATGATAGCTTTTACGAAATAGTAAAGAGCAACTAGGAGAACAATGGAGCCAACAAAGGCAACGATCTTTTCTTGTGTTTTGTGTTTCATAATGTTGTGTTAACTACTCAATCAAGGCAACACGCTCCGCGTGTTGAGCTTATTAAATCCAATCAATCTTTGATAGTTTAACCTGTGAAGAACTTACGGCAAAAGTACCCTTACAACGCCAAGCGCGTGCTTTGTGACAAGAATGGTTGTCTTTCTTGGCTTGTCTCTTGGACGTGTGTTTTATGGCAAGTTTGCCGAGTGTCTTGTGTGCAATGGATGCACGCAAGTGTGTTTGAGCTTGGGCAGATTTATCCCAAGCGGCTGTCGGATTTGAACGCATAGTATCGAGACACAAGAGACGGGAAAACGGGCAGAAAAGAGAAGAAAAGAGAAGAGAGAAGACTGACAGAGGAGACTTGTGTCCCGATACTATGCGTCCGCTTGTGGCAATTTGGTCGCGCTCTTTGAGGGAATAAATCCCCAAAGGGTTGCAATTATCAATCCACAAGGGACGCTTGTGTGCCTAGTGTTGTGTCTGCAACACTATCACAAAAGAGCTTGCGTGTTGGTTGTCTCCGTAACGTAACGACTCACGTTGAATGAGACTAAACCAGACAGAGGGAAGCGGGCCGGTTCTGTCTAAAGTTAAAGAGGAGAAGTGAAAACACTTTCTCCGTATGCCTTTAGAGGGCCGGATCGGTCTGTCTTGCTTTGGTGCCTGTAACGAAAACAAGCAAGCAAGACAACCATTGCGCCAGACTCCCGTCTGAGAGAGCCTGTCTTGTGGTCTGTCAAAGAGTGAGAAGCCTATCGGCAAACACACACAAGACAGAACAAGACAGACTTGGCGACTTTATGTTAAAAGAGGCAAGAGATAGAGTTGAGCCTCTGAGTAGATCCCCAGAGGCTCCGGCTCTGTCGCTTACTTAAGAGCGACCGCCGATGCCATTGCCCAAGCGGCACTAAGCAAAGCGGCTTCACGCTTGGGAGTGCTAAGATGTTTCAGCACCTTGGCGAGACTGGCAGAGCCGAAATCGACTCCCTTGCTGGTCGCTTCGCCTTCAGCAGACTTAGTGCGGACGCTACCGAAGGCCGACAGCACTCGATTGCGCTCCCCTTGCCAATAGAGGGCAGTCTCGTTTTCTCCGATAGTCTCAATCAAAGAGACGGCAGAGTCAAAATGACTCTTCGCGCTCCCGGTTGAGATAACACGGCGGACGGTTGCGGTTGCGTTGGTTTCGATATTGTTGGCTTCACTCATGACGAGACCATTAAAGCAACCGTGATGCCAACCGCATAAAACCCAATG